TAGGAGTTCTCACAATGGTCATGGTACTGTTCAACGCTTGTGAATCGCTCATTTAGTACGTCAATACGTTCGGCTGCTCCTGATTCAAAAAGCTCTGTGATAAGATCGTACCATGCAGCATTTCCCAGTATTGTGGTGTTCGGCATCGGTTTGTCTATGATGAGCCGTGGGTAGTGCACGTTATGGTACGCATACCGCCACCGCTTACCGTCCAGGTATGCACCATCGAAACTATAGTTCCCTCCTGCAGGAGTGATCCGCAGGGCTTTCTCTCTCCGTTTCAGGCGGTAGCTTGTGAAGTTGCCGGTTGTTTTCTGTGATTGAATTACCAGTCCATGAGCGCGGATAATCTCTTGGATTTTGGTCTGATTGCCTTTAGTTTTCATGGTTCGAGTCTCCTTTCCGGTTGTCAGTTTCATGTTAGATAATGTTTCCCTCTTCATCAAATTCATAGCTATTACACCGCAGCGCCTCTTCAATAGCTTCTTCGCTGGTTAGATAATTATATTCCGTTTCCAGCCTTTTATATAGCCATCTGCACAGATCGGCGGTAACGTCCTGAAAATCGTCATCATCGAAAAAACCTTTTTCGCAGTCCGTAGCAAACAACATTGATATTTCATGGTAATAATATCCAGACTGCCAGATTGACGCGGTGCCGGTATAAAACGACTTCGATGCTATAGATTGTAGTTCCTTTGCAATCCTGTGTAGCTCATTATCTTGAGGCGCGTAGTCGCGTATGGATTTTACACAGCCGGTCTTGTAAGCCCAGCTAGCACGATTTATACAAGCCCCGTCACCCTGAGAATCAAAACCGGAAAAGAAGAACGGTGGTTTTTCGTCCAGCGAGTATCCTAACATCTCAAAAATGATAGCGGCATCATCATAGACAAAGCTCCACCAATCATGATCCACGTTTATATCCCAGTTCTTTTCGATTGCCTGTTCTTTTACTTCGTCAAGTGAGTAAACGGTTTTTTTCATAGTTAATTCTCCTTTGTTTGTTAGTATCTTAGTGGCTTCGCGTAATTTACCTACGGTGATCCAATCGCCATCCTGGCTTTTGCGATGACAGCACGTGCTTGTGCTATCGCAGGGCTGTCCCTGTTTATAGTTGTCAAATCCCCCGTTGCAATGCCTGCTAGCACGTTTAACGCATTTTGCAACGCTTCCAGCAACTCCGGTGCGGCGGCAACAAGGCGTGCGTGATCTTTATTATATGTTATTGCTATATTTCCACCTGTACTTTCATCGCAAATCAAACCTTGTTGATTGCTACTATTAGCTGCATACCAATTATTTGTTCCCATATCATCACCTTTTTACCTTTCATTTTTTGAGATTACCGGCCCGTTAAAACCGTATTATATATATATTCCAACCACCACACAAGCAATGCAGAGTAACATAGTCTCAGTCCCTCACTTTCTGTTAAACCACGTGAATACTGGTGACGCACCAGCCTGCCGAATAAAAGCGACAGCCGCACTCGTTGAACCGTTTTCACCCCTCTTTCTAAAAGTCTTGTATAATGAATGACTCGCCGTCAACGTCAATAACCAGTGTATGGTCCCTGATGTTGTCAAGTGTCTTTTCATAGTCAATTTCACCCTCAACCGCTTCGCTTTCGTCGTCGGCCTCTTCTGGTTCAACATCCCAGTGTATATAGCTATCACCATAGTCTGTGATAAACTCCTGAATATTTGCGTACTCTGTAAACTCACAACAAATAGCAATAACATCAAGCTCAATTTCTTGTCCACAATCTTCAAAATAATCATATAGCGCCGATAATCCGGCGTGGCTAAATTGATCAGGCCGCAAATCTTGAAATGCTTCAATAAAATCACTTTTATATACTGTCTTTTTCATAGTTCCTCCCTTGTTAGTTAGTTAGTTAAACCAAGTAAATACTGGTGCCGCACCAGCCTGCCGAATAAAGGCCATAGCTTGTCGTAGCGACGGAAACACATCAAGTATATAACGGTCCTTCTCCACTGCATACTGTCCTTCGGCGGTAATATAGATGTTCATAGTGCTATCCCCTCCTGTTTAGTTATTTACTTTTTACCATCATCAGCAAACCGTGTCAACAATTTATTTACTTTGTGCTGCGTCTCCCAGCCGGTTATTTACTTTCTACGTTTATTTACTTATCACGATCAGCAAACAGTGTCAATACTTTATTTACTTTTTTCTGAGGCGGGTAAAAGAGGCGTTTTTGCGGCGGTAAATAACTTGCAAGCTGCTGACTTCTTTGTGTTTATTTTTAAATTTTATTTATAAGTTATACAGTGTAGATTTTTAGAAGCTAGAGACAGCAACTTTTTTTCTACGCTGAGAGATTGAAACGCTGTTGGACGTTTACGCCACCCGGCCGCGCCCCCAAAAAACGCGCAATAGAAGTGGTGTATGTTTTGGCCTTTTTTTTTTACACTAATACATATAAACAAAAACAGTATTAACTACATAATAAATTCGCACACTTGTGGCTGCTTTACTTTTGCAAATCAACTTTTCTATTTTCCACTTAGTTCCAACATGCTGGAATCACTGCCGATTATCCCGCCAAAGTAAATACGTTTTTTAGCTGTTTATTTACTTTTTATAATGTATACGCTAACAAATATAATACAATTCAGGACAAGATTTATCCTCTTACAAACAGTTTTGAGCCAAGTTTTATTTACTTTTGAAATGTAAATAGAAATGCTATTTACATTGGGTTTTCGTTAATGATTCTATGGCTTTAACTGGATGCAGATTTTTAAGCCTTACATTTTGTCAGGTCAATCGGTCGTATTCGCTGTTTTATTTATTTTTGTTAGTGCGAAGTAGTGTACCGTTTGAAAAGTAAATAGTGAGGCTGGGAGCGCGAAAAGTAAATAGTGAGGCTGGGAGCGCGAAAAGTAAATAGTGAGGCTGGGAGCGCGAAAAGTAAATAGTGAGGCTGGGAGCGCGAAAAGTAAATAGTGAGGCTGGGAGCGCGAAAAGTAAATAGTGAGGCTGGGAGCGCGAAAAGTAAATAGTAGGGTCAAAAAATAAAGGCCAACAGCAACCAGCTGTTGGCCTTGCGCCTACCTATTACCGGGAAGCTAATACTGCTTCCCTCCGATGCCGGGCCAGCTGCAAACGTGAATATGACTGCCCGGCTGTGCAGCCGTGAACAGACCTATACAGTTCACGGCTGAAGGCGGTCATATCCGCCAGAGAGACGCAGTTAAACGTCTCACGACGCAGCAGTCTCAGGCTGCGAAGTTCCCTTTTTACAAGGGAACGAAGATCAAGCCCTTCGGGCTTGAAACAAAACCTTGAAATACTATCCAGATTTCTTAACATAATGTTTCCCCTCTCTGGCGTTAGGTCGCCACCCGTAATTTGTTGATCCGACTATAGCAAGCGGTGCGGCAGGTGTCAAGCATTTTATTTATATTTGTTAGTGTGCTGTGTTATTTATGTTTGTTAGTGTGCTGTATTATTTATTTTTTGTTAGCGTCGGTTGTCGGTCTGAGAAAGTAAATAGATCGGCACGTTCTAGGGTCACGACCCTTTCCTGGGCACGACTCGAAAAAGTAAATTGTGGGGTGAGGGGGGGCCTGACCCAAGGGCGGGTATAATTTTTATTTTACTCCACCACGCTCACACTCCAGACCAATTTTACACTTATTTATTTTTACTACCAATTTTACTGCGTGCCTTTACTCCGCGTTCACTCCATGAACTAAGTTCTTGATTTAGGTTTTCATTGTGTGCTACATACAGTATAGGAGGGAGTATGTTAAACGAAGAGTTCATGGTTGAGGATTATTTAGAGGAGTTGGCTACACCTGCTGCACCGCCACAGGTACAACGTAAGCCCAAAGACTATCCTCAGAACTTCTGTATGGAGCTTGCACTTGGTTTAGAGGACGAGGACGCTCTGTGCATACGGTACAATATAACCCCTTACGAGTACGAGTGCCTGAAAGAAAATCACGCCTTCCAGAAAGACCTGTCCTCATGGCGAAGCCGTGTGGCAGAAGAGGGTCTGAGCTTCAAACTGAAAGCCAGAGTTCAGAGTGAGATGTACCTACAGGAGATAGACAATATAGTATATGACCCAAGTACGAGTCCTGAGACGAAGCTGAATGCCATCACCCGCTGTGTGGAGTGGGCTGGGCTTGGGCCTAAACAGCAAGTACAGAGTAGTGGAGAAGGTAGGGTAGTTATAAGAATCGAGTCAAACATAGGCTCGGTAATACCTACTACAGCTAAAGTAGTGGGAGGAAAACAGGAATTAGGAATCATTTCCATGTAGGCTGTTGGTACCAAAACGAATCACCAAAAAAGGAGAAACGCAAATGAAACGTTATTCATGGACCCCAGACCTCCCCGATCATAGAGACCATATCTTCGTAGGTGTGACAAAAACCCTACCACCGCATGTTGATCTACGACCTGGATGCTCACCGGTAGAGGATCAAGGCAATCTAGGTAGTTGCACAGGAAACGCTATAGTCGGATGTCTTGAATATCTGGAGAAAAAAGATGGTGTCCCTTTTCAAGATTTATCCAGACTATTTGTCTATTACCAGGAGCGAGTAATTGAGGGTACTGTAAGTCAGGATGCCGGAGCCATGATACGTGACGGAATAAAAGCGATTGCAAAAGTAGGAGTCTGTGCTGAATCGCTGTATCCCTATAACATTGACAAGTTCAAGACCAAACCATCCGATAAAGCCCTTGCTGATGCCAAGAATCACCTGATTACCAGTTACGCCAGAATCACTACTCTCCAGAATATGAAACAGTGTCTTGCCGATGGTTTTCCATTTGTATTTGGATTTTCTGTATATGACTCTTTTGAGAGTGATACTGTAGCAAAAACTGGAGTGGTACCGATGCCAGCAAAGACTGAGAAACTGCTAGGAGGCCACGCGGTAGTGGCAGTAGGTTATGACGATGCAACCCAACGATTCATCGTCAGAAATAGTTGGGGTACAGGTTGGGGACAGAGTGGTTACTTTACAATCCCATATCAATATCTCAGTAATACTAACCTTGCAGATGATATGTGGACGATTCGTCGTGGAAATAACCTGTAAAAGAGAGCAAAGCGGATATGGCACAATGCAACACATTCACAGAGCAGGTGGCATATGCTCTTGGGCTAGGCGATGTAAGACCAGAGGCAACTCTGGCTATCGCTGTCTGAATCCAGAATCCTCCTCTTTCAGAGGGGGGGGGAGTACATCAATACAGCCAAGATAGAGGGTGCAATACTGGGGGGTTAGTAACTTGGAGTACACATTAAAATACAATTGTGGGCCAGTAGCTTTAAATTTCCATGCAGACCACACGTCCAGGGTCAAGTTACTTATAGGTCCATTTGGCACAGGGAAAACTACTTCCGCGTCTTTCGATATGGTAGAGATAAGGTCGCAGTTGGTGGTACCGACACAAGGTAAAAAGCGTTCTCGTTTTGCGGTGGTCCGTAATACGTACCCACAACTAAGAGATACTACAATTAAGACCTATTTAGATTGGTTCCCTCCGTCAGTGTTTGGTAGATACAACGCTACTGACAAGATATACCGTATTGAGTATGACGACAGGGAGATAGAAATAATATTCAAAGCACTTGATTCGCCGTCAGACGTTAGAGATTTATTATCATTGGAGCTGACCGGGGCGCATGTTGATGAAGCAAGGGAGATACATCAAGATGTAATCAAGGGTCTTTTAGGGAGGGTTGGAAGATTTCCGTCCAAGAAAGATACAGATGGGGCAGAGCCTTTCTTAGCCCCTCCGCAAGTTCTATTGACTACCAACTACCCGTCTACAGAACATTGGCTGTATAGCGACTTCGTGGAAAATCCCATCAGCGGCTATACAATGTACCAGCAATCACAGGAAGAGAATAAGCACAACTTACCAAGTAACTACTATGAGAATTTGGAGCTGGACTATGCCAGGAGGCCGGACCTGCTTAAAACTCTGGTTAGAGGAGAATGGGGTATTACTGTGCAAGGCAGGCAGGTGTTTCCAGAATTTTCACAACAGTTGCACATATCCAAAGAGTCGCTGATACCCAAGCATCCTACTACAGTGATAAGAGGTTGGGATAACACAGGGCTTTCTCCGGCGATATGCCTGTCGTATATAAATGCGCTTGGTCAGTGGTGTATATTCAAAGAGTTTTGTTATGACAATACGGGTATAATGGAAGCTGCAGAAGCTATGATACTATGGTGCCGCGAGAATCTTAATGATAAGTGTGAGTACAGAGATATTGCTGACCCGGCTGGAAAAAACAGAGATTCCAATAAGATGAGTCCAGCAGATTATATACGCAAAAAAGGGCATGAGTATGGCTTAAGCATTAACTTGGAAGATGGTATACAGACATTTAAGACGCGCAGAGAATCAATGGCAAGCAGACTTACCAAGCTAGTAGGTGGACAACCGGCTCTGTTGATAGACCCAAAATGTACTAAAATCATAAATGGTCTGGATGGAGGGTATGCGTTTAAAGAGATAGGAGGGTCTGGTGTTTATTCCAAAGACCCTATAAAGAATGAGTTCTCGCATATCATTGACGCTTGTATGTATATATCATCCAGACTATTTACTGTATCGGAGCGTAAGCCGGTAAAAACGGTATCCTCTCAGCTACCTAACCTTATCAGAGGTGGTATAGGGATATAGTTCATGCCATGAACAAAGTGCTTGACAACTGATTAACTTTTAAGGAAGATACGACTATGAACCGTAAAGTCAAAAGATACCATGCCTCAGTGGTTGCGCGAGTTGTGAAGCGTTCACCACACCTGTCACCTGAAGAGGTCGCTACCGCAGCAGCAAGGATAATCAATGGCTGAGAAGGACACACGAACCCCAGAGCAGAAGGTAATCGACAGGGCATTGAAGAACCTGAAGAAAGCCGTTGACGCCGTAAACCACAACTACCAAGCTGGCGTGGATGACCTGCGTTTTGCGAACGGTGAGCAGTGGGAGCAGACTGAGAAGCAGAGGAGAGCCAGATCAGGCAGACCCGCGCTTACCGTAAACCTGCTGCCGGAGTACATAGATCAGGTCACAGGGGACATGCGGCATAACTGCCCTCAGATTAAGTTCAGAGCAGTAGATACTAAGGCTGACGTACACATGGCTAAAATCCGTGAGGCGTTGGTCAATCAGATACAGTACAGCTCAAACGCCAGAGATATTTACATCAACGGTGGTGAGATGGCAGTAAAGTGCGGTTACGGGGCATGGCGAGTATTGACTCGGTATTGTGATGATAATCCGTTCCTGCAGGAGATATATCTTGAGGCGGTGAACAACCCGTTCTTGGTGTACTTCGATCCCAGAGCTAAAGATGTAAACTACGCCGATGCCAAGTATGCGTTCATTATGGAGCGTATGGCGAGGAGTGAGTTTGAGGATCGTTACCCTGACGCGGAAGTGCCTGGGGAGAACTTTAAAGTAAATACCGGACTAGGGCAAGAGCTATGGTACGATAAAGACCACGTTACAGTGGCTGAGTATTTTGAGAGATCGTCTGAAACGGTTACTATGTGCCAGCTTGACGACGGCTCGTACATGACTGAGGAAGAGTATAAAGAGCGGGTTAAGTCATGGGAGGCAGATACTGAGGAAGCTATCAAAGCAGTAGTGTCTCAGCCAGTACCCACGCAGCCCCCATCGCCTCCAGTTCGCACCAACCCTAACAACCCGGCACCGCCGCAGGCTGGTACTCCAGAAGCGATGGCACCACAACCAATAACACCAGTTGGTAGAGCAGGCCAAGCACCCCCTCCGCAGCCGCCAGCTCCCAATCAGCAGGGCGCAGCCCTCCTTTCTGCCCCTGCTGTAAATCCGATGCAGCAGATCACGCCTAAGCCGAAAGTGGTTAAGAAGCGCGAACTGGAGCGTCCTGTTATTAAGCACTATGTTCTTACATGCCTGGAGATTCTGAATAAGAAGAAAGAGCGCAAGAACGAGAGCAACGAGAAAGTAGTAGAGCGCACTGCCGATACTATTGCTGGAGAGTTCATCCCACTCGTACTTGTGAGAGGTAAGATAACCAATATTGAGGGTAAAGAGATAGTACAGTCGCTGATCCGTAATGCTAAGGATAGCCAGAAGTTGCTGAACTATTGGACTACTACGGCTGCGGAAACGGTAGCACTAGCCCCGAAATCTCCGTGGATTGGCACAGCGAAGCATTTTGAAGGCTATGAGGCTGACTACGCCAACGCTAACACTGAGAATATACCCTATCTAAAGTATAATGTTGATCCAGAAGCTCCTAGTGGGCCGCAGAAGGTACCTGTAGCTCAGCCTCCACAGGCAGTGTTTCAGCAGATTGCTGTAGCCAGAGAAAACCTCAAAGCCGCTATCGGCATGTTCAATGCTGACTTAGGAGACGCTGGGCCAGAGCGTACTGGGGCGGCTATTAACGCTAGACAGAGGCCCGGTGATATTGGTACCTACGTTTTCATGGATCACTTGACAAGCGCCATCGCACATACAGGACGTATTATTAACTCAATGATTCCTTTCATTTATGACACGGAGCGAGACATAAGGCTTCGCGGTGTAGACGATAGCGAGTCATTCGTACCTGTAAACACTACAGTTAAAGAGGCTATTCGTCTTGTTAAGCAGCATCCAGAGCGTTACAGTAAACTTGATATTACTCGGTTACAAAGAGCTGCAGCTAAGTATGGCGTCAACGCCAAGTTCAACGACATGACAGCCGGTAAGTACGATGTGTACGCGACAGTAGGCCCTAGTTATGCCACACAAAGAGCTGAATCAGCAGATATGCTGTTCAAGATGTTTAACAGTATGCCTCAGCAGATGGGAATGGCTGCTGACCTGATAGTAGAAAATCTTGACTTCAAGGATGCTGATAGGTTAGCTAGGAGGCTACGTAAGTCACTACCTCCGCATTTGCTGGAGCAGCGGGAGGGCGAGGAGCTTGGGCAGGCACCACCTAACCCAGCAATGGTAGCTATACAGGCTAAAATGCAGACTGAGCAATCTAAAGTTCTAATGGCTCAGATGAAGCTGCAGATGGAGCAGATCAAGACCGAGCGAGAGCGCATGAAGCTGCAGATGGAAGTAGCTAAAATCCAGATGGAGATACAGAAAGCCCAGCAAGCCGGAGATAGTGGGTCGCACGACAAGCATATGCAGCGGCTAATGGACGCCATGGAGCTAGATAGAAAGCATGAACTGGAGCAGCAGAGGCTGATACTGGAAGAGGCTAAACTGCAGCACCAGATCACCAACGACAACAAGCCCTATGCAGATAACTGATGTTAGATGTTATTGTGGTAGGTTCTTGGGCCGGATTTACGGCCGATATGAAATAAAGTGTCCAGTGTGTAAGTCCATTATCAAGGGCGTCAATATGGAACGTGAGTACGACAACATCAAAGGAGAGTAAACGCATGGAAGTCCAAGAGATCGCCACTCAAGAAGGCGCACCAGCCGTATCACAGGAATCGGCCCCTGTAGAAGAGGTTCAAACTGAGCAGCCTGTAGAACCCGTAAGCGAGGTGTCGGAACCCGCACAGGAGCAGCCAGCCGAAGAACCTAAGGCAATTCAGGAACTCAAGCGCGTCAGAAAAAGGGCGCAGGAGGCGGAGCGTAAAGCAGCGTATTATGAAGGTATGATCGCAGCGCAACAGAAGTCGGAGTCTGTAGTAGCATCAGCTCCTGTTACCGAAACACCTCCAAAACTTGAGGATTTTGAGGATTTTGAGGATTTTGAAGCGGCTAAAGAGCAGTATCTGATTCAGCGCGCCAAGCAAGAGTTGCAGCAGTCACTACAAGCTGAAAAGGCGAAGGTTGTTCAGCAGCAGATCGACCAGCAGTTCTCTGAAAAGTTAGCTAAGGCAGCAGAGATTGATCCGGAAGTAGTAGAGATAGTACAAGACCCTACACTTCCTGTTAGCGCAGAAATGGCTAATTTAATTAAACAGTCTGATCTAGCCATAGAGCTTTTGAAGCATCTCAACGTCAATCGGCAAGCAGCACATAAGATGATGAGCATGCCTCCAGCACAGCTTGGGTATGAGTTAGGCAGACTGGAAGCATCTATTGTTGCCAAAGCACAATCACAAAAAGTAGAGGCACCCAAGAAAGTAAGCATGGCCCCTGAGCCTATTCAGACAGTAACTTCTAATGGACCGGTTGAAGTAGACCCTGATAATATGCCGATAGAAGAGTGGATGAAGCGGTTTGGTGGCCCACCTAAAAGACGATAATAGAAAGGATAACTAATCATGGCAAGTAACACTCTTCTCACGCCCACTCAGATCACCCGTAAGGGTCTTTCTGTACTCCACAATAACTTGGTATTCACCAAAGGGGCTAACCGTCAATATAGCCAAGAATTTGGTAAGGTTGGCGCGAAAATCGGCTCTACCATCAACGTTCGTAAGCCAGTTCAGTACTACGTCCGGGATGCTGCTGCCGCCAGTGTCCAGAATACTACTGAAACTTATGTACCATTGACTCTCAACCATCAATGGGGTGTTGACGTCGCATTTAGTTCCGCAGAACTTACCTTGTCACTGGATGACTTCAGTGACCGTATTTTGACTCCTGCCTTATCCAAAATTGCTAGTGTAATCGACCAAACTGGTATGGCAATGTATAAGAATATTGCCAATTGCGTCGGTACCCCCGGTACTACCCCAGGTACTTCCGGTGGGGCTGCTACTGGTCTTGCTCAGTACAACGCACCTATCGTGTACCTAAACGCCGGTATGATGCTGGATAACTCCAGTTGTCCTCGTGACCACCGTCGGTCAGTGGTACTGAACCCTGCTGCTATGGCACAGTCCAACGCCGGTCTGTCCGGTCTGTATAACAATACCCAGTTGGTAGGTGAACAGTATCGTAATGGTTTGCTGGGTGAGGCACTGGGTTTCACCTTTGCTATGGACCAAAACGTTAACGCGATGACTGTGCCTACCTCACTGGCTGGTTCTGTTACTGCCACTATTACCGATGGGTCAGCCTCTGTTACTCTATCTTCTCTGACCTCTGCCAGTGGTACTATCAAAGCTGGTACGGTATTCACTGTTGCTACTGTTTACGGCATTAACCCTGAGAACCAGACCTCAACCGGTCAACTCCAGCAATTTGTTGTTACTGCTGATGCCACCATTTCCAGTAACTCTGCTACTGTAACTGTTAGCCCAACCCCAGTAGTTGTTGGTGCTACTGTTGCCAATGGTACGGTAAGTAATGCCGCTACCACACAGTCAGTAACTTTTGTTACCGGTACCGCAGTGGGTTCTTATGCTCAAAACTTGGCATATCATGCCGACGCATTCACCCTCGGTACAGCCGATCTTGAGATCCCTCAGGGTGTGGATTTTGCCGCCCGTGAATCTTACGACGGTATTTCAATGCGGATCGTTCGGGCCTACGATGTAAGTTCTGACAATTTTATTTGCCGTATTGATGTTTTGGGCGGTTGGGCAACTCTTCGTCCAGAACTAGCATGCCGTATTCTCGGTTAATAAACCAGCAGGGGGAGGTATCACCTCCCCCCAATCCCACAAAATGAGGTGATACTATGAAAGGTCAAGCAAAACCAACCAAAGTGCCCAAGAAGCAGCCCAAAAGGACCGAATCTGGTGGCTATGCTCATCCCAGTAAGACCAAGAAGATAAATTAACTATTCTCTTACCGGGGCGGTGTAAAAACCACCGCCCCCGAATATAAAGGAGATTACAATGGCGTGTCCTAAAGGCGGTCCAAAGTTTGACGGTAAAGGTCCACGTAAAGGCGGAATGGGAAGAGGTAGACAAGCAAAAGCAGTAGGTGCTATGAAGGGCAAAGTCACAAAATTCCCAATGGGTGAAAGTTACGCTGGGGAAATGAGGGCAGTTAAGGCAGTAAAGAAGGCTAAGAAGAGATAGGAGATTGCCCTATGGAGCAACAGCTAAGACAATGTCCTCAAACTGGGGTGTACTATTACGTACCAATACCGGACGAGGCCGAAGAAGAGGTAGTAATACCAGAAGTGCCAGAAGTTAAGATAGACAGACCGAAGATGGGGCGGCCAAAAAAGAGGTAAGGTATGCAGCTCAAAGTACAAGACGTTATTGTTGATGCAATGAACCTGATTGGCGTAATTGCCATCAGCGAAACTCCGTCTGCGGCTGAAATGCAGATCGGCATACGTACCTTGAATATGATGCTGGATCATTGGTCTGCCAATAGGCTGATGCTGAGGTCTACAGATACTACCTCTTTTCCGTTAGTTTCAGGTAAAGGGGTTTATACTGTAGGCCCGGCTACCTGTGACATTATCGCCCCTAAGCCTATCAAGATTGAACGCGCATTTATGCGTGATAGCAATGGAATTGATTACCCTATCAGCGTAGTACCTCAGTCGGAGTATGATAGCTACCGAGATAAGTCAATCATAACTGCCCTACCAGCTACAATATATTACGATCCGGGCACAGCACAGCAGAGTTTAGTGCAAGGTACTATCAGTGTATATCCGATGCCTGACGCAAATGGGTCGTACACAATGTTTATTGACTACGATGCTTACCTATCAGAGTTCAGCAGTTTAACCACAGTAATAACTTTCGATCCAGCGTACTACGAAGCGTTAGTGTACGGGCTAGCTTTACGGCTGTTCAGACGCTACCATGTAGACCCTAATAAGCAAGTACCTACAGATATATCAGCGGCTGCGGCTGCGGCGATAAAGACTATTGAGAATATGAACTCAGTACAAGCTAGAGCGTCTATGGATGTACCCGGCAAGGTTACTACTTTCAACGTGTATACTGGGGATTATAACTAATGCAGATACCGTTCATAGGTAGCGGCTATCAAGGCCGGTCTACAGATATAAATACGTCTAGGTCGGTGAATTGCTTCCTAGAACTGGGAGGTGACGCTGCTAAAACACCCGTAGCTCTTGTAGGTACGCCCGGTACATCCTTGTGGATCAGACTCGGAACTTCACAGATACGAGCTATGTATGTGTACGGCGGATACTTATTTGTAGTAAGCGGCAACACTCTTTACAGAATCGACTCAAAGTTGGTATCTACTACAGTAGGCACTATTAACACCACATCAGGCTTTGTTACATTTATTGACAACGGGATAGCGGCAAACGGTGTAGGTGGGAACCAGATGCTTATATTAGATGGCTCCTACGGGTACGTGTACGATTATCTGGCGAATACGATTGTAGTACATCCAAGCGCAAATTTCCCTCGACCTGCTGTAGCTGCGGCCTATATGGACGGGTACGTAATTGCTACTAGTGGTAATATGGGGATTACAGTGTCGGAGCTGTACGATCTCAGCACATTTAATGGCCTTGCGATAGCTGCGGCTATATCTTCCCCGGACAATATAAAGAATCTGGTAAACCTCCATCAGCAGCTATTCATCATCAAGGAATACTCTACTGAGGTGTGGTACAATACAGGTACCGCCACTCAAGACGGATGTCCATTTTCAAGAGTACCTGGTGCAGTAATAGATTATGGTACTGCAGCTACGCACTCCGTAACCAGAGGTAATAACGCCATTTACTTCTTGGCTAATCAGAGAATCAGCGACGGGTCAGGGTCGTTATACGGGGTGGTCGAATTAAATAACTACACTCCTACCTTAGTGTCCCCTCCCCAGATTGTGTATCGTATTAACCAGATGACTGATATAGCTAACGCGCAAGCCTATTTCTACGGGGACGAGGGCCATGCGTTCTATGTGCTAACTTTTCCTACGGATAACGTGACTTTGGTATATGACACTACTACGCAGCAGTGGCATGAGCGGTCCACCTACACGACTAAGAAGTACGTCACCTTCGATACCGACGGGTCGCCTAGTTACTCAGTGAGTGATATACTTACTCAGAATAGGCACTTATCTAACTGCTATGCATTCTTCGCAGGTAAAAACTTGGTAGGTGACTATCGAACAGGTAATATCTACGAGATGTCCAGCCACTACTACACCGATAATTCTGAGCCTATCGTTCTGGAGCGAGTATCCCCCATTATCTTTGATAATAGAGACAAAGAGAACGTATACATCAGCAGAATCATAGTAGATGGAGAGGAGGGAGTAGGGGATAGCTCCCTCTACCAGAGCCCTGTAGGTGTGGGGTACTTAGCTGACGGGTCGTATTATGCAGATGGTAGCATTTTTGCTGGTGCATTTGAGATGACTGATAGTGTCGGCTCCGCCCCTCAGATTGCCCTATCGTGGTCGGATGACTCAGGAAAAACATGGTCAAATGAGTATGAAAGCAGTATGGGACGGATAGGAGAGTATAAGTCCAGAGCGATCTGGCGCAGACTAGGGTTTGCCAAAGATAGAGTATTCAGGCTGCGTTGTTCAGCCCCAGTTAAGAAGATATTCACAGGGGCATATATCGAGGGTACGGTTTGATGGCTACAAGTCCTCCACCCTATAATACACCTATGTACCAGAACGGGTCTATGACCCCAGCTTGGTTGTCGTGGTTTAACTCTGTAGCCGAAGGAGCGGCGGGAGGGTCCGTAGACGCGGCACAGGTAGTGCAGATAATGAGTGATACTCTACCAGCAGGAATCCTTGATTTCTCAGTACCGCCCATCCTTACAGGTTTTACTGTGTCAGATGGTTTTAATAGTATTTATTTGGAGTGGGATGCCCCACAATACAAATCATTTGATCATGTAGAAATATGGAGGTCTGTATCTGAGGACTTTACTTATGCCATCATGGCAGGCACCGCCATAGTCAACGTCTACGCAGATACTCCTCCAGCGTCAGTAGCAGCGCAGACATTCTATTACTGGGTACGAGCAGTAAGTAAGGCAGGGGTTAAAGGCCCGTATAATGCTGTACTTGGTACCGTGGGGCGCACATCGGTAGACCCCGAATATATCCTTGGGGTTCTATCGGAATCGCTGAGCGCAGTAAGCCCTACGTTTACTGGCCCTCAGTTGGTGTTTGAGACGCAGACCTTCGGCATAAGGTCTAAAGATGAACAAGGGGCGGATAAGTACCCATTCATAGTTGACGCTACTGAGGGGGTAGTAATTGACACCGCTATAATTAAGAATGCCTCCATTACGGATGCTAAGATAGGCTCACTTAAAGCCGACAAGATTCAGGCAGGTACTATTAGTGCCGCAGTGAGTATGACTTCGGCTACTATAATCGGTGGTACTATTACTGGTGGTACAATCCGTACGAATGCAACTGGTGTTGGTGTCGTTACTATGGCTGATGACGTTATTACTGTTAAAGATCAGAATGGCACAATACGAGTTAAAATAGGTAAACTAAACTAATGTCTGATTATGGTATGCAGGTATTTAATGAATATGGACAATTAAGATTAAATATCTACGACCGAACATTTAGGTTAGTTACACAATTTATTGCCCCTGCTGGATCATCTGGGTCAGTTAATGTGCCTGGGATTTCAACAAAATCACCGATTGCGTGTGCTGCGGTATACAATATATCGGAGTATGGGCTAGTCGTTAACTTTCCGCATGTTGTAAGTATATCGGGTGATTCTGTTTCATATTACCCCAGTGTTGCTGGGGCTGGACCAAGCATAATTTGGGTGTATGCCACATCATGAGTGATTATGGTTTTGAAATACAAAATATTTATGGTCAAATAATAGCTGATACTAACTACCCTGTGTACAGTGTCCATTCATCAGGTACTATTAGTTTCCCTGGGTTTGTTCAATATCAACAAACTGTAATACCTTTGTCTATTGATCTATCCGATTTTCCAACACTTTTGGTGGAGTTACCGGCTGACGGCACACTTATAGCTTTTAGGGGTTTTAGAACAAGTGGAGCAACGGTAACAGCCGCTATTTTTCATGCTGTTTCAAGTGCCGCATTTAGTATCAACTATGTATTAGCGGTACCAGCTAATATTGCACCTATACAAGCGGGAGAATATGGTATTGCAGCATACGATAGTAACGGTAAGTTAACTTTTCACACAGGACAACGCTATGTGACAGTACGACAAATATCATCGGTTTCTATGAATAGTGTCGTATCACACCCAACACTAACGGGGACTCGTTATGTTGGTATATCTGGCGCGATTGGTGTTAAACAAACGGGTATATATTATAAGCTTGATGAGTATGGACAACAGGTATGGTACGCCGGACAAGATCATCTAGCAGGTATCGGTAGTGCTTCACCAACAAGTATAAAGGTTGGTTGGAGTTTATTTTGTGATAACACCGTTAGTAGAGATTCATTTGAAGTATTTCCAACATCAAACATACTAATATGTGAGCTTACCTCATGACTCTAGAAATTTTACATCCAAGACATTTACCAGATTTGTATGACGTAAGTAGCACGGTAGATTTCTGGGCTAATCGCGCTATCTCGGAGTTTATGGACGCCTTTTCTAAATATGACGGCTGGGCAATAGTAAAAGACAATAAGGCGGTAGGGTATATAGTTCTGTGCAATCACACCCCGTATTTAGATATAATGATTCATTGCTCAGTGTTGCCGGAATATAAGTCCGTATGGTTTACCCGGAAGATTTACGCACAGGTGTTTAACCACATATTCAGAACTTTGAATCTTCCGCGCTGCACAAGCTGGGCGGTAGTAGGCTCAGATGGTGATTCCTTCCTGCCGAGATTAGGTTTTCAGAAGGAAGGTACTATTCGTAAGGGTATCTTTTTTAATGGGCAGTTTCACAATGTAAACACTTACAGTATGCTCCCAGAGGAACAGAGATGGAGATAGTTGTAATTTCTAGCGTAATTAGTTATAGTAGCCGTGGAGGTGAGTTATGGAAGCAGCGATAGGTGGAGCAGCATCATTAGCAGGGTCAATGATGGCAGCAGACGCGCAGAGAGAAGCAGCCGCCGCGCAAGAGCGTATAGCAGCCGAAAACCGCGCCTTGCAAGAGAAGATGTACAATGAGAACGTAGTTAGGGTCCGGCCGTGGACTACGGCAGGCCAGAATGCACTTGCGTCTCTAGGTGAGCAGCTACCGTATCTTACATCCAAATACGATATAGCTAAGTACCAAGCTAGTCCTGAGTACCAGAATACGTTGGCAGCTACAGACCGTAATGCTAAGGCACTACAGGCTCAAGCCTCTGCTTCAGGCATGTATGGGTCCGGTACTATGGCAAACCAGCTCCAGAATAACGCTGCGTATATAGCTAATCAAGGGTACCAGCAGGGGCTTCAGAATTACTGGGGGCAGAACCAGAGCATTTACAATATGCTTAATCAGCAGTCTCAGATGGGCCTCAACGCGGCCGGAACTCAAGGAGTATCCGGTCAGAACTACGCTAACGCTGTGACAAATATTGGCACTAATCTAGGCAATCAGCTAGGTACAGCAGCTACTAACCAGGGTAACGCTTACACCAATATGGGTAATACTATAGCTTCACTCATGTCCAGTGTAGGTAAGTACAATGCTCAACAGAACCAAGCCAACCAGCCAACCACATGGGAGCAGGTATCTAATGCTTTCAGTGGAGCCAGTGACTGGCTATCAAACTTATGGGGCGGTGGCAATCAAGGCGGGTATAATTCCCCTACTACGGACTACAGCAATTTGAATAGCCTAATGGCTCCGCAAGGAGCTGCGCTTGCTAACTACGGAGTCGGTGGTGGTAATATAGGCTCTCTGCTGTATGGAGGTTGGTAATGGCTGATTTATCTAACTTCATGCCTGATATGCAGCTAATTCGTCAGAACCAGCTTAATTATGACGTTATGAAGCAGGCACAGGCAGAGCAGGAGCAGGCTAAACAGGGCTTCTCCGACGCATATAAGCAGAGGCTCAACGCCTTCTCTAAGCCGCAAGAGTCTCAGTTAGGCGAACTAGGGAAGAGGCTAATCGGAGAGTCTGAGGGAGAACGTGCTTTAGCTCCTAGAGAGTCTTGGAAACCGCCAGCAGACGCGAGCTACGGGTATTTACAAGGCGCGGAACAAGCTAATGCTCTGTTCCAGCAGCGTCAACTTGACTATCTTAACCGTTCAGTTATGCCTATCATAAAGATGGCTCATGACACCAATAATAACGAGATTAGAGATAAACTTTTAGCTCAGTTGCCGCAGATGGAGAGCGACCCAGACGCACAGCTTGCAGTGTCATATCTCAAGTCTATCAAGAACGCTGACTTCTCCCACCCCGGCGAGACTCGCGGCATTACTGTAACCGCGGACAACATTGGCACCTTAGCTAAGGGCGACCCCGTCCAGATGGAGAAGCTGAAGCCTTACTTGGGCAAGACCGTTGATTACTCCGATCAAGGCGGGGTTATTTTCAAGATCGGGCCTTCGGTAGCATCCTCTAAAGCACCAAAAACTATAACTGTGCCAATAGATGAAAAAGGCACTATGGGTACCTTTGAGTACAAAGACGGCGACTGGGTAGAGATGGCGTCCGGTAAGAAAATGAGCGCGGGCGGAGCTGGTGGAGGTGGGGCGTTTAGACCGTACACAGGAATGCCGGGGTATTTCTACAACACGCGGGTACCCGGCCTTTTCAAAGTGGACGAGAGCGGTAACTTCGAGCGCACTAATAAGACTACCGCCCCAGGTGATATTAGGCAGGAGATGATGGATTTCTCTTTTGCTAAGAACCCTAAGAATCGTGCCGCCTATGAAGTAGCCAAGTCTCTGCCTACGCTGATAGACAAAGTTGTTGAGTCAGGCAAGAAACTAGATTACAGCGACGCGCAGTTCCTAGGTAAGGTAGAAAAGTGGAAGAATGGGCAGCTCAATGACCCGCAGTTTATAGATTACATGGTAAAGCGCAATGATGCGCTGTTGGAGCTAGTACAAGTTCTTCGTAACGGAGGCATAACTGACCAATCCCATCGAGCTGAACAGGAAATAAGTAATCCAACTATGTCCCCTAAAGCTCTGGAGGCTTGGGGTAATGCCCAGAAAGAGGCTCTGGCTGTTCGTACTGCTAGGTTTGCTCCTATCTTTGATAAAGAGCCAAAAGGCAATCAGAATAAGCCTAAGAACACAGAAAGATTATCTGCTACCATATCATACCTAAAGAAGAAGTTCCCCGGTAGGACTGAGGAAGAGTACCGTAAAGCTGCAGAAGCCTCGTTGAGATAGGAGTATTTACTTATGGATGATATGCTTGCAGCAGCTAGAAAATTCAATAAAACCTCCGCCAGTGTAGATAATACCGAATACTCAGACATGGAGGCGGCTGCTAGAGCCTTCAACAAAGGCGGAAAGCAGCGATATTCCATAACCTCCGAGGCTGGTTGGGGTGCATTGCCAGAATCTAAAGGCAAAGAGTCCATTAGCACTGTAGATACCCAGACAGGCAAGCGAGTCAAGGGTAAGAAGGTATTTAACCAGTTTATACCCGATACTGCTCATGTGCCGTTGTCTGAAGCTCCTGCGCCTAAAAAGACTACCCCCGGTTGGCAGGATGCTCTTGCGGCAGTGGGTGGCGGTATGTACGGGGCAGGTCTGGGACTTGCTCAGTTGGGTACAGAAGGGCTTAACAAGCTGACTATGGGCATGAATCCTACACTAAGTCGCGCCGTATCTAAGCTGCGAGAAGAGGAAGCCAGTAGGCGAGAGGCTATGAACGCTCTGGCCTCCGAGTATCAAGGTGAGGGATGGAAGAACCCTATCCGTAGGCTTGGGTTTGAAGGCGAGTTCCTTTCTTCTGCCGCATTTCCAGTTGGTAGGGTATCACAAGCCCCGTCATTGATCGGTAAAGTAGCAAGAAACGCTGCGGTAGGTGGAGCATTCGGAGCCATCCAGCCTCTTGAGAAAGGCGAAAGCCGTGGCAAGTCAGCCGCTCAGGGGGCTGCTACAGGGGCTGTATTAACAACTGCACTAGCTGGAGTCGGAGGAGCCGCAAAAGCCGTTCCTAAGGTAGCTAAGGCTGCGTACCGGCGTGGGTCGGATGCGTTAGATCGGTATTTTGAGCGGCAGGTTAACCCGGAAGCGGCTAGGTTGTACTCAGGAGTTAACGGGGCTATCACTAAGAATGTCCGTAAGGTAGCACCTATGAGTGCGTCAGACATACCTAAGACCGTTAAAGCCCGTAATGAATCAATAGCTAGAGATGTGGAAGCCATAAAGGACGTAGCTAAGCTCAGAGATGAGATTCAATTACCTGATGCTACAGGTAAAGCAGTAGCAGGGCAGTTACCAAAGACACATCAGCAGCTAACCGAGGCTTTGGACCAAGGCATGAAAAGAGTCATGGATTGGACTACTGAAGGGTTGAAAGCCGCAGGGTTGGAAGGTAAGCGCATCTCAGTGCAGCCAGTAGTACAGGAGCTGAAGCAAGTCACACTTGAAAACGGGTTTTCTCAGCGGCAGGTAGACCAAGCAGCAAAAATGATAAACGAGTTTGGTAAATTGGATGCAGGGTTTACACCTTCTGCGGCTGTAAAACGTATGGCGGGGCTTAACAACGACATTAAAGGTATATTTACAGGTAAAAACGTATCGGGTGATTCACCTGAACTCTTAGCGCTGGCTGCTAACAAGCTGCGCCAGTCATTAAACAGCACTATGGATTCTCTGGACGCAGTGGGGCCACAGTTCTCTGACCTTAGACGCTCCTGGGGTAGGATGAGTTCTATGCAGGAACGAACGCTCCGCAGCTTGGAGCAGCAAGCTAACCGAGAAGCTAGAGGCGGGATGTCAGTGTTTGATATTCTATCTGCGGAGCAGATAATACAAGGTCTCGCCAAAGGTAGGCCGGAGAAAGTCGCTGAAGCCGCAGGATCGTTTGCTGTAGGTAGAGCATGGCGCTGGCTGAACTCTACAGACCGAGCCGTGAAAAATATGTTTAAGGCTGCTGACTACGCAGTAGGTAAAGAACGGCTTAAAGCACCTACGTTTGACATTAAGCCGCCAGAACCTATTGTGACTATACCAAGAACTCCTATTGGCAATTACGGCCCTGCGCCTGTAAGCAACGCAAGAGAGCGAGTACCTGTAGGTGATTATGGTCCTGCGCCTGTAAGCAACGTAAGAGAGCGAGTACCTGTAGGTGACTATGGTCCTGCGCCTGTAAGCAACGTAAGAGAGCGAGTACCTGTTAACTCAGCTACGTCACCGCCAGCGCAGAGAATTAGAGTACCTATTGGCAATTACGGGCCAAAAGAAGTCGCTCCTACGACCCCAGTATCAGCCCCGCCGAGATCAGGTCTCAATAAGGGCTTCGCCAAGGTTATGGACCAGATTGACCCAGATGGTATTTTAACTCCTGAAGAGGCTACCGCAGCACTTGAGTCAGTTGTGGAAAAGAAACGTAAAAAACTATATGGAGGTAAATAACGTGCCATCACGCTCAACTAAACAGAAAAAATTCTTTGGAGCTGTAATGGGGTGCAAAAAGACTGGTAAGTGTATCCCTGCTACTGCCAAAGCAGCAAAGTCTATGTCTAAGGGCCAAGTCAAAGATTTCTTGAAAATAAAGAAAAAGTAGTTCATAATCCGAACATGAAACTTCGTCCAGCCATATTCCATAAAGGTAAGCTCTATGTGGGTGAAGCTACAGATCATCACGCCAACATCGCAGAGCGTCATAATATCCCCGCCCCTGACAAAAACAGGGGCTTTACTCCTGACGGTAAGAACTTCCTTTCCCGCCATCAGGCCGAGGCTTGGATGCGGAAGCATGAGCCAGAAGCCTACAAAAAGCTAGGAGAAATCCCTAATGGGCTGCATAGCGAGAACTATGCAGAAGTACATAACGTGGAGCAAAAAGATGCCTCAGAACCCGACAAAAATATCAGACGTAGCTCCGCCGGAAAAGTAAACCTCAAAGACAAGTCTGTAATTGTTTATGACCGTGGCGGTCTTTACCTTTACTGTGCTGAGAAACTGGCGGAGTCCTTCGGTAAGGTTTACTACTATCTTGCTGACGCTGACGCTTACCCCACCAGCCAGAAGCATACCATCGGTATGGGTATTAAAGGTGTAACCAGAGTCCATGATTTCTGGAGGCACATAGACAAAGCCGACATGGTAGCGTTCTTTGACTGCTACGATGGGGAGTTACAGCACTGGCTGAGAAGTAAAGGGTACAAAGTATTCGGCTCTGGTAGAGGTGAGCAGATTGAGATCGACAAGATACTCTTCTTAGAGACTCTGGAGGAGTTGGGCCTGCCTGTGCCTAAGACCTACTTAGCGGAAGGTATGGACGATCTCAAGCAGTATCTAGAAGAAAACCAGAATGAGACTCTATGGCTGAAGAACCTGCACCGAGGGGACTTTGAAACCCGAAAGTTTACCAGTATGCCACAGATAAAACCATTTTTGGATGATCTTAGAAAGCGACTGGGAACAGCCTCCGATACTATGGAGGTTCTGGTCCAGCACAAGATTGAGTCTGCCGCAGAGGTAGGATACGATGGTTTCCAGCTTAATGGAGAGTTTACTACTAACTGCATTGTGGGGTATGAGGTCAAAGATAAAGGCTTCATAGGTAAAGTATTTCTTGAGACACCAGAAATTATCAAGGGCATTAACGACGCTTTCGCACCCACATTCAAGAAGCTAGGGTACCAAGGGGCGTACAGCACCGAGATTCGTGTAACTGAAAAAGGTGAGCCATATTACATAGATGCAACTTGCCGCGTTCCAAGTCCACCAGGCGAAGTAATCTGTGAGTTATACGAGAACTGGGCAGAAGCCGTATGGCAATTAGCCAGCGGAGAATTGCCGGAACTGAAACCTAAAGGTAAGTTTGCCGCCGAGGTAATTCTTACTTCAGGATGGTACGATACGCATGAGCTTAATGTTAAGTTTCCAAAAGATATTGCTCAGTGGGTTAAACTGAAGAACCACACCAAACGAGAAGGCGAGTATTACTGTATACCTAACGGCAACGGTGAGTTCTTTGGCGCAGTTGTGGCTTATGCCGATACACAGGATGAAGCAATAAAGCTGGTGCTTGAGAGGGCCGAGCAGGTAGTAGCTGACGAGCTGGAGTACGATGATACTATTTTTGATAAGGCTGCTGACTCTATTAAAGCCGGAGAGCAGTTTGGGATTAAGTTCTGATGACTCACTTACCTCGCATATCCGTGAATACCAAGCCGCACACAAGCCAGCACTATGACACTGCCGGTGACTACAAAGAGATACCTAACGCTTGGGTAGTTTCAGTTTCAGAGCTGTCCGACTGGCGGCATGAAGCTCTCATTATGCTGCACGAGCTGGTAGAGATGGTACTTACTAAGAACAACGGCGTATCATGGGACGATATAACCTGCTTCGACATTGAGTCACAGCACCCAGACCCCGGCTCTTTACCAGAAGCTCCGTATCATAAAGAGCATAAGTTCGCAGAGAAGATAGAGAAGATGATAGCTAAAGAGCTAGGTGTGGATTGGAAAGAGTATAACAAGGAACTCGATTCTCTGGAGTATAAATAATGGCTATTACCTTAATGCCTTCGCCAGTCATGCAGTTCTTCAACTCAGTAGGTGACCCGTTAGCCGGTGGTATGCTGTATACTTACCAGCCTTTGAGTGCGCTGCCTAAAGCTACTTACACTGACTCCTCTGGCGCGACACCCAACACTAACCCACTGGTCTTAGATGGTGCAGGTAGAGCATCCATTTGGCTTGATGGGTCGTACAGTATGACTCTTACAGATGCTGATGGGGTTACTCAGTGGCATGCAGACAACGTAGTTTCAGGGGACCAGAGCCAGTTTGCTAATCTACAGTCCCAGATCGACACACTAACTTCAAACCTTACCGGCTACGCACCTTTGACATCACCCGGCTTGTTGGGAACCCCTACTTCGCCTACGGCGAATACAGCTACATCCACTACGCAGATCGCTACCACGGCTTTTGTGCATAATGTGGTGAATCAAGGCGTGACCAGTGTTACCTTTATTGGTATGGTAGTATTCTTTGCTACGCCCGTAGCACCTTCTGGTTGGCTAGCTTGTGATGGTTCGGCCTACAGTCGTACTACATATGCAAATCTGTTCGCTGTAATTGGCACTACTTACGGCATTGGGGACGGGATAAACACCTTCAACGTGCCCAATATGAAAAACAAGTTCCCACTTGGATGGGACCAGATTAAGACCTTTGGAGTGTCTGAAACTATCGTTGCTTCCGGTCCTACTGGACCGTCTGATATTATCCTTTTACCTTGTATAAAAGCCTAGAGGTGCTAAATGGCGGATAAACGCGTACGATATAACGAGAGGTTGACCGGAGCAGGACACCCTACGCTTCCAGATACCCTTAATCGCCTTGTCACTGTTGAGCATAACACGGATGGTACGCACAATACCTCGTTCGTAGCCCCTGCATCTAAAGGCGTGACCAATGGTGACGCTCATGCTCATAGTGGTAGTGATGGTGCTATCTTAGATCATGCTAACTTACTGAATAAGGGTACTAACACCCATGCGCAGATTGACACGGCGCTGGTGAGGCTAGCAAATACTTCCGGTACAAATACTGGAGATCAAGACGTATCGGGGTTTGCATTAAAAACTACCACAGTAAACGGGCAACCCCTCAGCTCTAACGTAACTATCACAACTACCACTATTGGTGCTGTGCCCACGACCCGCACTGTAAATGGAAAAGCCTTGAGCGCAGATATTGCACTTACTCCGTCTGATATTAGTTCAGTACCTATCACTCGCACGGTAAACGGCAAAGCCTTGAGCGCAGATATTACAATTACTGCCGCTGATGTGGGGGCTATCTCAAATAGTACAACAGTAAACGGACACCCTCTTACTTCTAACGTCACAGTGACTGCCGCTGATGTGGGATTTAATAACCAGCCTACACTGCTCAAAATAACTGAGGCCGGGGGGTACCCGCTATGGAACGGATCGTCATGGCCTGGGGGCGGTGGCGGAGGCGGTGATATGTATAAGGCGGTGTATGATCCAACCGCTTCTGGTACAGTGCTATCTGCTAACTATGCTAAGTACACGACAGGCGGGGTGTATGCGTTAGGCGCATACACTGACCCCGTTACTGGTGCTATTACCGTGCAGACTGGGGACTACGTTTTTAACACCTCTGCTGACGGTACCGGTACATGGGCTAGATTCACCATCACAGGATCAACCCTCTCGCTTACCGATGGAGTGATTAACTATGTGGTAGCTAATTACAACAGCGGTACTCCCGTGCTGCAGGTGCTTACTAGCAACGCCACGATCAATCAGACTACTATACTTCCGGTCTATACTGTATTCCGGTACGGTACCTATATAAACGTGCTTGACTGGCAGTGCATGGCAAGTGCTTTAGCTAACAAAGTTGTAGACCGGCTAGCTAGAACTGACAGGTTTGTGCGCGAGTCCGGCCTAGCTCTCAGCGAATCAGCTACGCGTATAGTTAACGTAACCGCAGGGTATGTATGGTACGGAGTGACACGTCAAAGTATTCCTGTGTTTGACTCTAACAGTAACAGCATGTATTTGTGGTACCACGTAAGTGGTACGTGGACTGAGACATTAACCACACAGTACAATAACACCCAATACGATGATGGGTCTAACCTACAGACACTCGGCAACGGTAATTACGCAGTAAACTGGGTGTTTAAGAACGTATCCGCGTCATCAAATAGGGTTTGCGTGGTATTAGGCACCGCTAGCTACACTTTAGCACAAGCCCAAGCTGCTACTATCCCCGCGCTACCGCCTAGCATATCTGCCTGTTCCATTCTTGTAGGTAAGATTATTGTACAGAAGAATGCTACTACAGCTACTGAGATAAGTTCTGCGTTTGCCGCGTCATATAGCGCGGCGTCACTGAGTAACCATGCTGACTTGTTGAACCTTGACTATGCTAATTCAGGGCATATCGGCTTTCAACCTACATTAGTTAGCGGCACTAGTATCAAGACTATAAATAATACTTCTTTACTGGGTTCTGGCAATATACTGGCAGGACATACTATCAAAGACGAAGGTTCTGTCCTGACAGCTAGAACCAATCTTAATTTTGTGGGTTCTACCGTTACTGTTACCGACGACAGTAGTAATGATGCGACGGTTGTTACAATATCTATACCTGACGGTGACAAAGGCGATATTACAGTATCCGGTAGCGGTGCAACGTGGACTATTGATAACTCGGTAGTCACCACTGCAAAACTCGCAAAAGAAGGCACAGCAGGGCAAGTGCTTACCTCTGGCGGCGCGGGGGCTAATCCTAGTTATCAAGCTCCACCATCAGGCCGAAACGTAATCATCAACGGTAATTTCAGTATCAATCAACGGGGCTATGTTTCAGGGGCGGCTGTTGGCGCAGGGCTTTATGGGCACGACCGCTGGAAGATGGCAGCCAGTGCAGACACCTACACATTCAGCACAACCGCCAACGTTACTACTGTCACTATTCCGGCTGGTAAAGTATTACAACAAGTGATTGAAGGATTGAATCTGCAATCAGGCACTTATGTATTAAGCTGGACAGGCACAGCACAAGGCAAAATTGGTGCTGGTAGTTATGGCGCAACAGGTATCACAGGCTCAATCACAGGTGGCACTAATACAACCATTGAGTTTGGCCCCGGCACTATAAGTAACGTGCAGCTTGAACTAGGTACTACAGCTACTCCCTTCGAGAACCGCTCGTATGGTACTGAGTTGGCTTTGTGTCAGAGGTATTGCATTAAAGTGAGTAATCATTGCATCGGCAACACAGATACAGCTTTGACCACAGCAAGCAGAGCGATTTTTTGTTATCCAGTTAGTATGAGAGACACACCTACACTAGGCGGTGATGCTGCATTCACTATGCTTACAGGGTCATCCGGGACACCAGCGTTGACGTTTCCAAATACACAAACAACAGGGTTTTATAACTCGGCATCTAATTGGACTATTGGGACATCAGGGTCGATTTCGTTCACATTGATTGCCGAACTATAAGGAGTGATAAATGTATAAACTATCAACAAACTCAATAATCCGCCTATCAGACAATGCCTGTATTCCATTTGCAGAAGGAAACACTGATTATCAAGCGTATCTTCAATGGCTATCAGAAGGCAACGCGCCTGAACCTGCTAACCCTGTGCCTAATCCTCGCATAGCAGAGATTAAGAACGAGCTTGCAGCACTGGACATCAAACGTATAAGACCTGTCGCAGAAGGTGACGCAGCTTATCTTGCCATGCTTAACGCTCAAGCACTTGCACTGAGGACAGAACTTCAAGGGCTTTTATGATACTTGGCATTCTTCGTTATATGCTGATGCTGCCTATCTTCATATTGGCTACAGTAGCAACATACGCTCTTGCCCCATTATTAGTGCTGTTCCAACGTGACGGCTGGCTACCTAAATGGTGCTGGTGGTTCCAGACGTGGGATAACAGTCTTGATGGTGACAATGGATGGCAGACTGAACACAGGCCTTGGCTAGATATTCCATACAAGCAACTGTCCAGCCTCCAGCGTTATGTATGCCGCGTTATGTGGCTCTGGCGTAACCCTGCCTATGGGTTCGCCCATAAACTAGCTCCACAGGCTGGCTACACGCTCACAATGTATGGTACGCACAACAACATCCTTTATGTAGCTAACACTGGTTGGTTCTTCTGGAATGGGCAAATAGAGGTGTCAGAGAACTATGATTTTAACTGGCTGATTGGCTGGAAGTTACCCTACCCACATAAGCCTAGTCCTATCTGCTGTACTATGAGGTTTGTAAAGCTATGAGACAAATTAACGACATTGTAATCCACTGTTCAGACTCTCCAAACGGTAGAAATTATCGAGAAAAAGATATTAACCAGTGGCATATTGATCGTGGTGAGTGGGGACCGAGTCCTTCTGGTGTGTACTGCGGGTACCATTGGGTTATCTGCATTGATGGTGTGATAGAGGCTGGTAGGTTGCCTGATGAAGTAGGTTGTCACTGTCCTCCCAATGGGCATTCTTTAGGTATCTGCATGGTAGGGAAGGATAGGTTCACGCAGGTGCAGTGGGATTCTCTGAAAGCACTCATACAGGGGCTAAAAACTCAGTTCCCGCAAGCTACAATTACTGGACATTACGAGCATGATTCTGCTAAAGTGCAGGGTAAGACATGCCCCAATTTTGACGTGCCAAGCTACATCGTAGATTTCATACCTGATGACGCACACATACTGTGAATACATCAGCCACTGGAGATTAAAATGCCCCCTGATCGCACCCTTACTGACGCTGATATTGCTGCCTTGTCTATAGCCTTAAAATCAGACTCTTGTTCTTGCCCGTTTACTAACGACGAGATTTCAGCGGTAAGGAGCCTACTAGACCTTATGCACGAAACTAAAAGTAGTATTATTAAAGGTCTAGTCGGGGTTATTATAGCGGGGTTCTTTATAGTATTGGCTATTGGGGCAAAGGTGTGGGTGAAACAATGATTACCAAAGAGGTATTATTGCCGGATGGATCCATAGTGTCATGTAATACCTGTTTTTTATATCATCACAAAAAGAAATACTGCTCATTGGACGGAAAGCAACACGTAGGTTGCTTCCAAAATTATATGCGTATGGGAGGGCTGGAACAATGCTGAAACGGTTAAAAAGGCTTGTTGAGACATTTATTGCTAAAAAATATGTGGCTTGGGTAGTGGCGGTGTTACTGCTTTGTTACGGTAAAATATCTGGTACGGATTGGATAATGCTGACAGGGGCTATCTTTGCTATTGATGCGTATTCAAAGGGTAAGACTACTCCCCCGGAGGCATCGTGCTAGAATTTATCCTGCTGTATCGTAAAGAGATAGTTTATGGGATAGCTGCTGCAACAATAGCAGGCATTATTTATTGGTTCGGGTTTCACATACCCACAAAACTAAAAGCAGCACAAGCAGACAATGTGCAGCTACAGGTCCAAGTTGAAGCTGGACAAAAGGCTATTACATTGCTTGAAGATATTCGAAAGGGAAAGGCCAAGATAGATGACAATACATTCCGGCAGATCAGTTCTGTTCGCGGCAAAATTGGCAAGCCTCATACTGTACTTATCCCTGCTGGCAGGTTGTCCATGTCCTCCATGCATTAAACCCATTTTGCCCATTGAGCCTCACCCAGTTATGCAGGAAGTGGTTACGGATGATAACGGTGGTTTGGACACAGAGAACAGCCTGAAAGCAATAGGTAATATTTTCAGTTATCAGGGTGCGCTTGATAAGTGTAACGAGACAATCAGGCTTTATAATAAAACGGTTGTACCTAAGTAGTTAAGTATGTTATAAAATCACTATGAGCCATCTCATCAACGACATAGATAAGTTGGAGCAAGCCCGTGGCAAAGAAGTCATGGGCTTTGGTGTTGATGGGGATACCAATCAATTTAACATTATTGATGTAGATGCACAGGGTAGAACCGCTTCTAGGCAGTATATATGGGATACTACGACCTTATCATGGGTCGCAGGCAACTCAGCCGGTGGAGCGGTAGGCGGCGGGGGCGGTTCAAATGTGGCCTACGCTGAGATAACTACTATTAACAATGGGTACGCCTATAGTGCCAAAGCTCCTGTCGGGTCTGCGTTGTCCTCTGCTGTATGGCAGGTAAACCGTACTTCACTGTCGGACCCGTTCATTACTACCTGGGCAGACGGTAACACCAACTTTGACAACAGGGCAGATGCTATGCCTTCGCTAACCTACCTGTGAGGCTTCTATGAGCGTTCAGCTAGTCTCTAACCTTAACTCCCCTATTATCATATCTGGTGGGTCAGTAGTTAACCAGACAGTGTACTCTGGCGGGGTCATCGTCGCTGCAGGCGGCAATACTTTCTCCACTGGTACAGTGCAGCTAGCTGCTGGTACAAACATTACTCTTAACACTAATTCAAACGGTATTACCATTATCGGAGGAGCAGGCGGAGGAGCAGGCGGGGGAGTCGGCACTAACTTCTCTGGTACAAATATCAGCGGTACGTTGGACACTAATGGGGTTTCACTCTCCGCAGCAGCACAATCAGTGCAGACACAAGGAACTGTAGATACGACTCTAGTGCAGTTTACGAGTAATACCAGCAACATCACTTCTAACGCGTTCCCGACCGCTAACAGTACTTTACTCGCCGGGTCGTCCGTAGCATCTCGCGTAGTAGGTATCGCAGGGTCGAATGCTTCAACAGCGTCTGGCGTAGTTCAGTTTGCTAACAGCAATGGGCTAACCTTTGGGCTTAATGGAAACACGGTCACTGGTTCTTTCTCGCAATCAGTGCAGACTCAAGGCACCGTGGACACTACGTTAGTGCAGTACACCAGCAACACCAGCAACATTACATCTAATGCCTTTGCTGCTTCAGCCACTACTAAGTTTGCCGGTACAGGTACGAGCGGTAATAATATTGGTCTTACTCTTAATAGCAATGGGCTTAGTGCTACGGTAGCAGCTCAGACGGTTCAGACCCAAGGCAGTGTTCAAGTTAATGGCTCTACAGGAGCTATCAGCCTTGCTACCGGAAGCAGCTTATCGAGTTCGCAGAACGGGTCTACAATTACTTTCGGGCTAGCATCTAACATCAGTACCGCGTGGAGTAACATTACTTCCAACGCTATGGCGACTGGCGAACGCAATAACTACCAGTACACCAGCAACAGTTCCAATAATACCTCCGTATACTTGAGCATAGGTAACTCCACGGCATATCAGACCAGCGTACTGAGTGGCACGTTCTTCCAGACCGCTAACAGTACTTTACTCGCCGGGTCGTCCGTAGCATCTCGCGTAGTAGGTATCGCTGGGTCGAATGCTTCCACAGCGTCCGGGATAGTCCAGTTCGCCAATAGTAACAATATGACGTTTGGTCTTACTGGTAACACAATTACAGGCTCCGCCTCTCAATCAGTGCAGACTCAAGGCACAGTAGATACCTCTCTGGTTCAATACACCAGCAACACCAGCAACATCACATCTAATGCCTTTGCTGCTTCAGCCACTACTAAGTTTGCCGGTACAGGAACTTCCGCTACAGGTTGCAACATCACAGTAAATAGCAACGGTGTGGCTGTGTCAGTAAGCGCAGGCGGAGGCGGAGGCGGAGGAGTAGCAATCTCCGCTGGCACAGATTCTTTATTCACTGATGGTACGGTAGTATTCGGTAACAACAGTGCGGCCTCGTTTATTACCAGCAACGGGTCGATTGTTGTTCAGCCGTACCCATTTAATATGTCTCTACTGGGCAACACCGCTGGTAACAACACTGTGCCGGACGCAAGTAATGGTTCGTGGTATCTGTCCGGTGGACCTAATATTACTTTGTCAGGTAACGGCTCTACGCTTGTGATTAGTGGTCCTTCGCCGGGAGCAGGTGGGGGTGTGGCACTTGCCGAAGGTGGTACAACTTTTACCAGTGGGACTATTCAATTTGGTAACACTAATGGTGTCACATTCGGTATGCAGGGGTCTACTCTTACCGCGTCGATTGTTCAGAGAACTACACTTACTGCGTATATTCCTTATTACCCAGCCTCTACAGCTACCCAAACTAGAGGTGCGATGGGAGCAACTTCAGGTTCGGTACAGTTCTACCCCATACAGCTCCAAGAGCCGTGTGTATTCAACGAGTGCCGGATTCTGGATTTCTTCAGTTTTGTTACTTCTACTGTAGCAGGAAGTCAGACGCTTGGTAGTAGGTTCGGCATTTACACCGCCAATGCTGGCACGCTCTCATTGGTTTCGTCTAACTCGTTTTCTATGGCTGTGTCAAACAGCTCAGTATCAGCTACTCTGTCCTATCCAGCTACTACTAGTACAACAGGGTACGGGTACAATACTACCACAGCAACTACTACGGCTCAGATTCACTCCCTCTTCGGTACTGTAGGTAACAGAGCTGTAGGGCTAGCCTTCGGTGGGCTTATGACTATGCAGCCCGGTATTTATTGGGTAGGTGTGCTGCAGACCGGAGCTTCTGCAGGGGCTAACGTAGGCATATCAGCCGGTTTCGGCGGTAACGTCATGGCAGCAGGTCAGAACGTAGCCTTTATAGGCCAAGCATCTTCAGCGGCTGCCCCAACTTTGGACTTCGGGTGGGGACCCCATACTGCTACCTCTACAGCGCTACCTACTAACGTACCACTATCATACATAAATAACAGCGGAACCATTATGCCAATGGTGACGTTCCTATCAACATAAGGAGACACAAGATGTCCGTACCACAGATAGTGGGCTATGAACCAGGGTACCATAACAGTAACCTAGAGGGGACTATTCACAGGTTACAGGCTGAGGGGGCGTATAAGGACCAGAGTTGCATTGTGGTTATACCTGCGCTTCACTCAGTGGCTACTAAGGCGGCTAGTTCATGGTGGAACCTGATGTTCCCGCCGAACCAAAAAGTAGTTAAACTGTTCGCTCAGAACATGGAAGTTGGAGAGGCATACACTCAGACTGTAGAGCAAATTCTAGCTCACCCAGATATGGGCAAATTCAAGTATCTGGTTACTATCGAGGCGGATAACGTAGTACCTCCAGATGGTGTAGTTAAGCTCATTCGCCAGATGGACGACCACCCTGAGTACGCTTGTATAGGTGGGCTTTACTTTACCAAGGGGCAAGGCGGAGTACCTCAGATATGGGGGGATGTTACGGACCCAGTTCTTAATTTCAGGCCAGTACCTCCGGTGCCCGGTCAGTTAGTGGAGTGCTGCGGCACAGGTATGGGGTTCAATGTGTTCCGGCTGGATATGTTCAGAGACGAGAGGCTTAGAAAACCGTGGTTCAAGACTGCGGCGAGTAAAGAAGAGGGGTGCTACACCCAAGACTTGTGGTTCTGGACAGACGCCAGGAAGCATGGGTACCGCTGCGCTATTGATTGTTCAGTAACCGTGGGTCATGTCGATCAAAGCGGGTTCGTGTGGTAATTATTATAAAGGAGAAGTTCTATGAAACTCAACATCGGTTGCGGTAGGGACATTAAAGAGGGATGGGAGAACATCGACGCTATTGACTTTGGGCAAGGCAAGAAGAATGTGTATGATGTGCGCAAAGGTATTAAGGCCAAAGACAACACCGTAGACGAGATTCATTGTTCTCACTTCATCGAACATCTAACATGGCCTGAGCGTGTATCGTTTTTTAACGAGCTGTACCGAGTTATGAAGCCGGAAGCTAAAGCCACAATTATCCTCCCCCACTGGTGTTCCGCTCGGTACTACGGGGACCCTACACATAAGGAGCCATTTAGTGAGTTTGCTTTTTACTACCTGAGTTCCGCTTGGCGAGAACAAAACGCCCCGCATGTGGGGTACACTTGTAACTTTGAATGCACTTGGGGTTATTCGCTGAATCCTGCTCTGGCGGTGCGAAACCAAGAATACCAGCAGTATGCAATTACTAACTACAAGGAAGCGGCTACCGACATACACGCAACTATGGTGAAGAAATGAAAACTATACTGACTATCAGTCGTAAGTGGCACATGCCGCAGATCGAGACTACAGTGTCCAATGAGGCTATCTCGCTTACCTGCAACCTTGAAGATTTCATTGATGCGGTAGCGCAGGAGCTTGGACCGGTAACGTGGGTATTTACTGATAGGGCATTTCGCGTTAAGTTGGACGCTGCAGTAGAAAGAGTCCTGCAGGGGATCAAAGACGAAAGCGCAAAGGTGGTGTGATATGGAGAACGCATGGGGTGATGAGGTAGTTTGTGGCGGGTGCAGGTTCTGCCATGTGATTAGCGGTTGGTGCGCCCAGATGGGTTTACACGTAGACCCTCAAGACGAGGGATGCAGAAAATACGAAGGCAGGAGGCCATAATGGGCGCATGGAGTGATCTCAAAGAAGGTGTTAAGGTGGTCGGGCGGGGTATGCTCGACAAGACAAAGAGCGCAGAAGCTAAACCTGCGGAGAAAGCCCCTCCCGCCAGCATCGGTAGTACTGAGAAAGCCCTTAAGGACAGGGGGGTGCAGAGCTTAAGAAACTGGATCCGTACAAAAAGGGTGGTAAGGTTAAGAAAACTGGACCTGCATTAGTCCATAAGGGTGAGCGGGTTCTGACTACTAAGCAGGCCTAGAAGCTGGATGCGAACCCTGCGATGAAGAAGGCTCTAGGTGTAAAGAAAGCCGCCGCGATGAAGAAGGCGGCCAAGAAGTCAATGAAGAAGCAGCCAAAAATGATGGTCCTTTAACTCGCCGCCCCGAAATTTCTCAGGGCGGCTTTTCTTTATAACGTAGCCTAGAATCATTATGAGTAGTACGGTATCGAGGATCATTCTTTCTTCACCTCCCTATGGTAGTATATCGTCAGCAGGTTCCATACTGCTTTCAGTATGTGCGGGTTGCCGCCATCAGGGTCAATACGCTCTCCTGACCTATCCTTGTCCAAGTGCCGGATAGCAGGAGCCATAAGTTTCTCTGCTTCTTCGGTAGTGAACTTCTTCCAGCTCCCTCTGCTGTACTTCTTATCAATGCCCTCTTGGTAAATCTTGGACAGCGCTTCAGTAACCCACGGCTCTACAAGCGTGGGGTCGTACTTGCCCTCGTCGTACTTGAGGGGGTGCCCTACTCCCGTTTTTACGCTGGCAGACCGAAGCACTTCATCGCCCTCCACGTAGTGCTTCATTGCTACTACATCTTCGCCGAATGCTCCCAATGCTTCGGCTTGTTTACGTGTAACCTCAACCCCTCTGTAAAAGTACCGCACTATCGTCCCCTCCTTCTCGCACTAGCTGCGCTTTAGTGTACCCCATTGTCGGATTGTTAAGGTCCAGTACCCAGCAGATTTCCGCAATACCTGCGTACTCGGTGCCGTGGCCCAGAACCACTCTTTTGTTGTCTGCCGTAAGCGCACGAGACGCTACCAGTTCTTGTTTCAGTTTGCTGTAGCTGGCGGAGCCTATCAGTAGTTCGCGTTTCAGTAGGTCACGGCTGATCCATACAGTGTCAGTGTCCATATCCTTGCGAATATATAGCGGGCCGTGGGGCTTAACCACTGGCTCGTAAATGCTCTTACCATGCTTATCTTTACCTACTGCCCTGACTACCATCATATTAGCCGAATACTTACTGAGGAACGTACCGATCCATGACGGGCTATCAACTACAGTGTCGTCTTTAACGCCGCGCATTTTCTCAATGGTTTTGAACACCCATTTGCTCAGTCGGGCCAAGTCTACGTGGAACAGACCCAGCTTACTGGCAATTGCAGCGCCATACAAAGCACACGCAGCGGTAATCGCCCAAAACCGTTCTTCTGGCTTGCAATTTGCCTGCTTCTCGATGCCGGTCTGTATTGTACGGAGCCTTTCTGCGTGTTCGTCCTGATGGTCTACTAGGTATTTAGCAAAAACCTCTCCAGCAAGCCCGTAGTTTGCCATAACTGTAGTGTAGGCTGTAACACCGTCAAACACTACCCCCGATGGGAACTCATACTCAAAAATACGGTTAATTTCAGCCGACGGGTCTGATTTATAGCCACCCAAGATGTCAACAAGGCTCTTGTTACTGGACGCGCCGCCGATGGTAGCCCATGGCAAAGCCGGTCTTTCTGTTCTGCCTCTGGTCAGAGTGTGTTTGTCTCGGCCTTGTGTAATCTGATATGCCATGTCAGAGAGAATCTTCTGGTCTATGTTGGTTATCTCGTCTATGAACAGCGGCAGGTTATTATAGAGACTCATCCTCGCTACTGTAGCATTCTGGGTATCCCGCTGGATCATCTGCAGTTTCTCCGAGTTCCCCCAGACTGATAGCGCCCACCAGCCCATCGCGGTTTTCCCAAGACCGGACTTGCCAACCATCGAGAGCATCGACCCCTTGTAACCCGTAAAACGCATTAACGGCGCGCCGAAGCCGAGTGCTGCTAAAGTAAACGCCCACGGTTCAAGTCCTTCCTTGTCGAGAATACGAGTAGCCTCGCTCCACTTAGTTAAATCGCCGTTTTTAGTTATTGCTTTCACTACAGAGTCAGCTTGTTTAGCAATTCCAACCTCTTCCACTCCGCGTTTAGAGATAAGTCTGTCACCAAGTACAAATGCCAGAGTGCCATCGTGTTCTTCATGCCATCCCATTTGTTGCGACAGGACTACCTTACGGCGCTGGTCCTTTAGCTGTTGTAGATACCCTGCTAGTAGCTGCATAAACATACCTTTTTCATTCTTGCCGAAGTATGAGTGAACCCCTTGGTCGGATAGTGTCATAAGAAGCTGTTTTGGATCATGCAGCAGCGCAGTTCTCAGACTTACGTTGAACCATCCAGTATGAGGGTCTTTAGCTCTCAGAGCCATAATCTCCTGTCCCAGACTATCATCCTGAGTGAGTTTAACCGGATATATGTCGTAGGGGAACACGTTAAGTACGTCTCCCTCACCATCAGTGTAGATGATACCTTTATCGGTTCTAGCGAAGCCCGCAGGTAAGAATATTTGAATATCCTTTGCTTCCTCGGCGGGTATCTCTACCGGCTTTGGGTCGGGCAGCCCCAACCTCCAGGGGCTGTTGATCTTGCCGTGATGGGAGCAACCTACGCAGCCGTCGGGGTTTACCGAGTGCAGGTAATGGCAGGTAGAGGCACGGACCTTATGTTGTTCGATCTTCTTCTCAGTAGCTTCACGGCTGTACTCCGCGTGCCCAGTAGACCACTCATGTATGATCTCTGGAGCCTCAATTGTGGACTTGAGCAGTCCTATTAGGGCGTACCACTGAGGTTCTGGAATGTTGCCCTTAGTAGTCCGCATTTGTCCTACCTGGGCGCAACGATCCGCAATTTTATGGGCTGATGGCTTCTCCCCTGACATCTCAAGCTGGAACTCAGCATTAAGTTGTGTAGGAGGGGCTTCAAAGGTTTTGGCTGGAATCTTGTGCTTATGCGATGCTTGGAGCAAAGGCTTTGCAAACTCTTGGATGCTAATAGCAGGGGCTACCACTACTGTCTTTACTGTGCGCTCTCCACCTTTCTTGCGGTTTGTCGCCCCTACCGGCCTTAGAACAGAGCTTCGGTCAGCGGTTCTTACTGGGTCTACTTCAAACTGCATCGCAGCACATACCCGTTTCAGGAGTTGCGCAATTGCCAACCACTTATCTGCAGGTACATCTTCGTTTATTGTCCAGTACGCATACAGCCCTGTACCAGAGTTTACCACTGTCGGCATAGGCATTGACAGAGCTTCGTAAAAAGCCTTTAGCGCCTTGACGCCGTCTGCCTGAGTACTGAACGGCTTGCCAGACCCACAATCTATATCCAGAAAGAATGTACGGAATGACTCAGCGTTCTCCCCTTTTCGGTTGGTAGGCTCTTTAAAACCGGCCTGCCCAAAATATACTGTCTCGCCCTTTGAGTCTTGGTACATGGCAAAGCTATAGGCTTTTTCCTTGTCCTCAAACCAGCGGTGCTGGAATCCCCCCTTTGGATTTAGAATGCCTATGCAGTAGTAACCGGTGTCAGGTAGGACGGACTTGAAAAAATCTAACATGCTGACCCTCCGCAGCGAAGATGGGATACCAGCCTAATCCCACCACATAATATTGTCAAGCTGTCACTCCAGACACTAATTCTTTCAGGTGGTTAATACGTTCTGCTTTTGGTATGTCCAGACTAAGCGGCAAACGCTCATCTGCTACCAGCTTGTTCAAAACTTGAACGCAGTCTATAACCGTGATGCCTTTATTCTGGTCCTCTATGTCAGTAGACCCGTTAAGATAAGAGTGGATAGTCTGACGGCTTACACCGCACAGCGCCCCTAACTCGCCGTAGGTTACGTCAGCCATAGCCAGAACGCCCTTTATTTTGATTGTGATGTGCATTTTGAGTCCTTTTTGCCTCGCATAATGTCTCATGGCCCCCGATTTAGGGGAGTAGGCTGTCTCGCAGCTCCTTAACCCCCCCCTTGTAGATTTACAGGTTAATACCAAGCAAGCTGCTCAAGTCGTCGTCGCTCATGTCGCTGTCAGTGGTTTCTTCCTCTACAATAGGATTTACTACTTTAAGCGGAGTTTTCTCTTTCTTG